CGTCGAAGCCGCCCGCGCAGGCAGGCTGACCGGATGGAGCTTCCGCTTTTACGTCCGCGCCGACGAGTGGACTGTAGAGGACGGCGTCAATCACCGCCGCCTGACGGATATCGACATAGATGAGGTGTCAATCCTGACAAAAATGCCGGCGTACAAAGCAACCACCGTGGACGTCCGCGCCGCATCCGGAGAGATCCGCGCTGCCGAGGTGCGCTGCACTGTCGCACCGGACAGGCTGTCCACGCTGATAAAGCAAATTGAGATAATAAAACTGAAAGGAAAATAAAATGAACGGAAACCTGAAAAAGATGCGCGAAAAGCGCAACGAAATAATCGCCGCGATGGAGGCTGTGGTAAATGCCGCCGCGGCGGAAGAGCGCAGCCTGACCGATGACGAGATCACTGCGTACAACGGCCACCGCGAGGAGCTGACCCGCATCGATGCAACCATCGCCGCAATCGAAAATGTGCGCAGCGCGGAGCGCGAGGAAGAGCATCAGCCCGAAGGTGACGAAAAACTGACGCCCGAAGAAAGGAGCTTTTTGGGCTATCTGCGCGGTGAGATCCGTGCAGACGTCAACACCACAAAAACCAACTCGGGCGCGGTCATCCCCACTACCGTGGCCGACCGCATCGTCGAGTACGTCAAAAACGTATCCCCCATCGCCGAGTATGCAACGCGCTATGAGGGTATCGGCAAAATCACCATCGCCTATGAGGACAGCACCAACGCGCTGTCCGCATCCTATGTGGACGATCTGACCAGTGCGGATGCGACCGCGCAAAAGCTGCTGAGCGTAACCCTTGAGGGCTACATGATCCGCGTGCCTGTAAAGGTATCGCAGCAGCTGCTGGACAACAGCCAGGTTGACCTGATCGCATATCTGGTGCGCCGCATCGGCGACACACTGGCGGCAAAAATCGAAAAGGAATTTTTGATCGGCACCAGCGGCAAAGTTGTTGGTCTCGCCGGGGGCGTAACGCAGACCGTGACCGCTGCAAGTGCGACAGCCGTCACCGCGGACGAGCTGATCGACGTGCAGGATGCTGTCCCCGATATCTATCAGGCTAACGGCATCTGGATCATGCATCCCAAAACGCGCACGGCAATCCGCAAACTCAAGGACAGCGAAGGCCGCTACTTGCTCAATTTTGACCTTAACGCAAAATGGGGTTACAGCCTGCTGAGCAAGCCCGTCTACGCGTCCGATGCAATGCCCGAGCCTGCGGCGGGTGCAAAAACGATTTTTTATGGTGACATGTCCGGACTTGCCTGCATCATCCGCGGATTGCGCGTAAAAGTCCTCAATGAGCGCTTTGCGGACGAAAACGCGATCGGGATTTACGGTTTCGCCGAAATCGATGCAAAAGTCGAGAATGCGCAGAAAATATCTGTCCTCACGATGAAATCTGCTACCTGAGGCTGAGCCGAGTGAAACTGAGCGAGCTGACCGAGAGGGACGTCGGGATCTACTGCCGCATCGAGGGAGAGGATGCGGCATTGGTCCCGGCGTACATAGATGCGGCAAAATCTTTTATCCTCCGGCAGACCGGACTGTCGGAGGATGAAGCGGATGCGCGGCCGGAGCTGACAATCGCAGCCTTGGCGCTGATCGGAGATTTTTACGAAAAACGCACTATGAGTGATGACACCGCAACCGAAAATCGCACAGTCGCGGCTATCATCGGGATGCACTGCCGGCATCTGGTCGCCGGAGACGGAGGCGAGGGATGAACCCGGGGAAAATGGACAAATGGTTGACGGTGACGGTGTATGATGCAACCGCCGGAGTGTACAAAAAAGTGCGCAATGCTTACGGCGCATATCAGTATAAATCGCGGGTTGTACTGTCGCCGCACTCGGCTGCACTGCCCGGTGCGGAAATCATCACGCGCAGGATCGGGACCGTGCGCGGCAGCGGCTTGACCATCGGCGGCAAAGATTATATCGTTGCGGATGTGGACGATACGGACCGAGGCAATCTGACTCTGACCGCGGCCGCCGTCCGGCTGCTGCCCTGCGAGGGCACGCGCACGGAGTCCGTCACCGGCACGCTTAATCGTGCCGAAAACAAAAAATCAGCACTGCCCGATTTTGTGGCAGTGCTGAGCGAAAAATACATCGTGCATGACCAGCAGGCAGCAAACGCCGAGCTTCGGACCGAGCAGGTGCTGATCACGGCAAAAGCGGTGGATCTGCGCAGCGGGGATGATGTCACGGTGGACGGCGTCGCCTACACCGTGATGACCGCGCACACGGCGGATGATGGGCTGAATGAATATATAGTTTTACGCGTGGAGGATGCGTGATGGCGGTAGAGATCCGAGCAGTGTCCGAGCAGATGGAAGCTGCGCTGAAAAGAGTGCCTGCACTGAGGCGGAAAGTTGTCGAGAGCGTGACGCAAAAAGTAAAGGCACGGCTGGATACAGAAATCGCATCCCGCGTCCGCGACACACACGGCAAAATCCGAGGATGGCAGGAAATCCGCATCGGCAGCAAAGCGGGGTATGGCGTAATCGCGCCTGTCAGGGACGGCAGCGGCAGGGACAGCCCCGGCGCAATCACGCGATACCTGGAGGTCGGTCACCGCATCCGCAAGCCGAAAAAAGCGGGGGCAAAGGGTTATCGACCGCGCATCCGCGTTGCTGCCGTTGCAGGGCGGTTTTTTTATAAATCGGCCGACGCGCAAAAGGAAGGCATAATAAATGCCGAACTGAAAAAGCTTGAAAAAGAGCTTGCGGAAAATCTGGATCTGGAAGGAAAAAACTGATGATAAGTGACAGCGATATGCTTGACGGCATCAATGCCGTGCTTGCAAAAACCTTTACAGACTATCGAGTGTACGTCAATTTGCAAAAAGAGGATTATGAGCGGCCGTCCGTGACGATCCTGTCCGGCAGCAAAAAAATGCAGCGAGAGACCCCTCACATCATCGCCCGCGAGGAAGAGTATGAGATCATCATAAAAATCCCGACTGACAGTGCGGGCATAGCACCGCTGACCGATATGCAGACAGTGCAGCACAAAGCGGCGGCCGCCTTCGCACTGCCGGTTGCGGTTGCGGACAGGATGCTTTTGCCGCAGGTCACGCTGGTGCCGATAGAGGACAATGCTTTCGCTGAAATACGTTTGAATTTCGTTTTTTATGATTCGCCCGTTGAGACCGCGCCGGCGGAAGACATGGAGCAGATAAACACCGCAGTTGCGGTAAAAATTAAAAACAAGGAGACTGTAAATGGCAATCCCGACTTTAAATATTACATTTAAGCAAGCAGCAAAAAAGACCGCTGCAAAGCTAACCCGCGGCACAGTCGCGGTTATCGTAAAAGATACTGCGCAAGCCCTTGCGGGTACGGTGGCGGAGGTATCCACGGTCGATGATATCCCTGCCGCACTGTCAGCGGACAACAAAAAATACGTCGAGCGTGCGCTTATCGGCGGCGACCAAAAACCTAAGCGCGTGTACGTCGCTGTCATGGGCAGCGACGGCACCTATGCCGCGACACTGGCAGCACTGGCAAAGTACAACTGGGACTGGCTGGCGGCGGACCCCGAGTGCAGCGCATCCGATGCAGCGACTATCGCGACATGGATCGCAACGCAGCGCGGCAAGGGCGCGGTGTATAAAGCCGTGCTGCCGAATAAGGCAGCCAACGATGCGGCGATCATAAACTTTGCCGCATCCGATATCACGGCGGAGGGCAGCACAGTGACGACCGCCGCTTTTTGCAGCCGCATCGCCGGACTGATAGCCGGTACGGGCATCGCGCAGAGTATCACCTACTATGTGCTGCCCGATGTGACGGACTGCGAGAGACTGACAGCCGACGAAATGAGCGCAGCTGTCGCTGCCGGTAAGCTCATCCTGATGCACGACGGCGAAAAGGTGAAAATCGTGAGCGGCGTGACCAGTCTTGTGCCCACAGGCGGAAAAAGCGATCCCCTGCAAAAAATCAAGACGGTCGAGGTTATAGACGCTATTAGGCGCGACATCACCCTGCTGGTGCAGGATGGGTATATCGGCAAACTGCCAAATACATATGACAACAAGTGCGTTCTGATCACAGCTATCCGCGACTACCTGCGCACACTTGAGGCGGAGGATGTGCTGGCCGAGGGCAGCACGGTCGAGATCGATGTAGCAGCGCAGCGAGACTGGCTTAAATCCGCTGGCGTGGACGTGAGCGACATGGACGATGATGCGGTTAAGACTGCCAACACCGGAACGCATGTATTTCTCGCCGTAAACATCAGCATTTATGACGTGATCGAGACAATCAACATCGAAATCACATACACGATGGAGGCATAAACGATGACAAAAGCAAAGTTTGACGCAAAACGCGTCATGAACGGCACGTGGGGCGAGCTGTGGATAGACGGCATCCTCGCTGCCGAGGTGTACAAAGTGCAGGCAAAAGAGTCATACAGCCGCGAAAACGTACCGATTTGCGGGTCTCTTACGGATGGCAAAAAGCTTACAAAGATAGAGCGCACAGGGTCCATCGGTATGCACCATGTCAATACCCGCATGGCGGGACTGATAGCAAATCGTATCCGCGCAGGCGAGGACCCTGCCTATACGCTGATATCAAAAATCGACGATCCCGACGCACTCGGCGCAGAACGCGTCGCCTTTACGGGGGTGCGCTTTGATGACCTGACGCTTGCCGACTGGGAGGCGGGGGTGCTTGGGAAAATCGAATCGCCGTTCTCTTTTGAAGATTACGAAATTCTTGATTCGGTGAGGTAAAAAATGAAAGAATCGAAAATCAACATTGTAGACCTTTTGCTAGCGCAGGATGCATCAAAGATCCGCGACCTGCCTACTGCGCAGATACGCATCACCCGCCTGTCAGACATCATCGGCGCAGATTTTTGCCTTGAGATCCGCGCACTGACCGGCGCAGAAATCGAGTCCATGCCCGACGGCATGGAGGGTATCGACCGAAAAATCCTGACGGCCGTCAAAAATTTTGATTTTACCGACGCGCAGCTGCGCGGAAAATTTACGCCTGATGGGCGCTGCACACCGCTGACGCCCACCGAGCTGATAGATGTACTGCTGCTGCCCGGGGAAAAAATCCAGATAGTACGTAAAATCAACGATCTCAGCGGCTACACCGATGACGCGGTCGAGGTAATCAAAAAAAACTGAAAACGGACCCGGAGCTGCTGCTTATGTATATCCTTTTTAGGGACAAGGGCATCTGCCCCGGGGACTACTATAAAAAATCAATGGGCGAAAAACTCTTGCTGGCGGCTTTTGTGCAGCAGATGTATGACGACAGGGAGAACTAAAAAATGTCAAAAACTGCTGAAACGTTATTTGTATTGCGTGACAACTACAGCGGTACGCTAAAAAACATCGCGCAGATACAAAAAAGCTTTACGAAAGACTTAGACGGTCTGCAAAAATCGCTGAAAGAATTGAATCGCGGTCGCGCTGAAATAAAAGTCGATGCGGACAAAGCGAAGCGCGAGCTTAAGGCTGCGCAAAAAGCCTACACCGACTACGGCGATGCAGCATCAAAAGCAGCGGCGCAGCAGGCGCAGGTCCGATGGGACGATGCGCAGCAGCAGCTAAAAGCCTATGATAGGCAGATCCGCGAGACCACAAAAGCGATGGAGGATCTGACAGGTGCGCAGTCAAAAGCTACTGCGTCCGCGGCAGCGTCCGAGTCGGCCGCACC